TTAGTTATCAGAGAGGTAAGAGTGGATTACGGCTGAGTCAACACCGTGGCCAGCGGTCATTACTATCTTGAGGCTTTTGGTGAAATCATATTTATATTGGTCGGATATCGCGCTATTCTTGATGACCCAGTACCTATATGGATTGTTCTTGACTGGTCCATCGACCATACTCCTGAACTCGGGTGTATGAGCAAAATCTTTAAAGAGTTTACGTATTACACCTAAAATACCTTGCTTGCCTTTTTTAAATGCACTGATTTCATTTGATATGTTTATTGGCGCCTTTCCTAGTTTTAGGGTAGTCACTATATCAGTAGCAATTTTGTTGAAGACTGGTTTTGTGAAACGATTTCTATTTTCCCAATAATCATCATCGGCTGGTAAGTTATATAAAAACTCGAATATCATTTGGTCTGGCGGGAGTAAATGGGGAAGAAGGCATAGGTTTTTTTCTTTTTTTGCTTTTTTTGCATTATCTCCATTATCATTTGCAACATCACCATCTAAGACAATCAAACTTTTGGTAGTAAACTCGGGGATTTTTCTAGCCATCAAGTCAAGAATTGCGCTGCAGCTTATATTTATATTCCCTAGTGGGTTGATGATTCTGTTTATTTTCCTGTCAATAATCAGTTGTTTGAAAAAATCAAAGCCTTCTCGATCTTCAAAATAGACATTGGCCTTAGGTAAATTTAAGCCTTCGTCAATTTTGACAGTTTGAACGTGGAGGTCAGCGTTAATATCTGGCCAGGATAAATTATTCCTCGTTTTGATATCACCATAGGTGTCTGTTAAGTAAATTGTTTTGAATGACTTCTCATCTTGTTTTGACCTATTATAGATATCTTCTATGATTAGCGGTGAGTGCGAAGTCATAATGATTTGCAAATCATATTGTTTTGCCGCTTTTGTCAGTATTTTTATTAGTTCGCATTGAGCAGCAGGGAATAAGCCAGCATCAGCTTCATCAATTAAAAGAATACCACCGTGATAATCTGGGTAGGTTTCCTTCAATCGTTTAAATGAAAAAATGGCTTGGATTATTTGTCCAACATTGTCTTCCCCTACAGATACTGACTCATGGTCATAAATGTCGCTATGAACAACCATGGAGTCAATAACCCCTTTTGTGGCCGTTACTGTACTCCCTGTGGTTTTTAGTAATAATTGATTGTTCATAACTCTTATGTCTTCAGAGTTATCATTAATATATTGAACATCCCTTGTTGCATAATCGGTACGTAATGTTATAGGAAGTAATCTTGCCAAGCTTAGGAAAATAACAGGGTGAGTTACATTACGGCTCTGGTTTGCACCTGGAATACCATCATTACCACGTACGACAGGCCTAGCCTTTGCTCTATCTGTATAGCCATAGAGACCTAAAGTAAGCTTGTCTAAATGTTTATTAACATTGGCATCATATAGATGAATCTTAACATCCATAGAGCCTGCGGTATCATATTCTTCAGATAATCTAAAGTGCTCATTAAATGCTGATTTAAAACTTTTGTTTGTTAATGTTTTATAATTTTTTAAGTTCGTTACTGGATTTGTTGATTGGTCACTCGAAAAACTAAATATTTGTGCGACGATACCAAGTATCGTTGACTTTGATGTGCCATTTTTTCCACAAATTACAGTTAACTTACTGCCGAAATCAATGTTTACGTCTTTTAAACCTCTAAATTTTATAACCTGAAGTTTATTCAACTTAGTTATCTGATTTGCCATGCTTGTCCCTTGTACCTGAAGTGGCCACAATTTGTGGCCAATAATTCGTAAATTATCTTTCTAACGCCTTGTTACTCGTTTGTCCATCGTATTCCTTCAGATATGAGCCATAATGCCTAAACAACATCTCCGGTCCTTTATGCCCCATCTGCCCCGCTAGCCAGAAGAGATTAACGCCTTGACTGATGTGACGTGTAGCAAAAGTATGTCGTGTCTGGTATGGGTTACGATATCTGATTCCTGCTTTACGTAGAGTCGGAACCCATGCTTTCTTCCTGATAGCATCTGCATTTGCCCAAGCTTTTCCCGTTTTTGGATCTTCAAACACTGTCGCGTCCTTCATGAACGAGAACGGCTTCTGGCTCGACAAGGCAAGCATGGCTTCGTTCGTTAACTCGACCTTTCTCGTGCCAGCCTTGGTTTTCGTCCCCTTAGTTACACCAGCTACGCTAGCGCTCTGAACGTGAGCCGTTTTCTGTATAAAATCGATGTCTTTCCATCGAAGTGCGCAAAGCTCTGAGCTACGCATTCCTGTATGGATCGCAAACCTGAACAGGTTTTCCCACTGCTTATTGCCAGCTGATGTCAAAAGGGCGTCCACTTCGGCAGGTGTTAGTGGGTCAACAACATAAGTATCTTCTGTCTCCGTCTCTTTGCTCCTGTATCGTGAAGCCGTGACCAGAGATACGGGGTTTATTTGTAAAACCCCATCAGTAATAGCCTCATCCAGTGATGAGCGTAGAAACGATAACTGGTTACGTATCGTCTTCAATGTTGTTTTCTGACTCTGGATCCATGTTTTTAATGCTGCCGGCGTTAACTCACTGGCCGGGAAAATGTGAAGTTCAGACAGTGCGCTGCGGCATTTTTTATACCCGCCAATGGTGGAGGGTGAAAGATTCCTTGTTTCGCAGATCTTCAGGTATTCATCGAGATACATTTTCACTGTTTTCCCGGTCGCAGCATTACCGAAAATTTTTAACCTTGCCGAACGAGGGAAATACTCAGCATAGATAAATGTTCCACGCTCAATTTTGTTGTGGATTTAGCCGCACGTGGGCACGGCATACTTAAGGTTTTTGTTGTTCACTTCAAGATTGGAAAGGGGCTCCCTGCATTTCACCCCTTTGTATGTGAACGTGATATTGATGGTTTCGCCGCTGCTGTGTTTCCTGATGGTTACGCCGCGCGGGAGTTTAGGCGACTCTGTCTTGCCCATTTAGCTACCTCACTTAGATCAATCCATCTCTCCTTAACACCTTCCACCTTCAGAACTTGAACGCCTTCACGCCAAACACCGCGCTGTAAGCGCTTATTAATGGCATCAATGCTCTCACCAGTTTCATTGCAATAGGCTGAGATAGGGACACAATCGAGGTTCAGCATAATTCCTCCACTTTACCGGCTGCACCCGGTTACTCTTTAAAGATACAGGTTCCGCAACCATTGCGGATCCAGTCACAACAACTGCCACATGGGTTTACTTTTTTGGCTGCGGATCCTCCTGCTGAGGTGCTGCTACGACGATCGGTTTAATGGTTGACAGCTTAAGCCTGCGAGCTGTCAGCGGCGCGCCACTGCGGCGGCCGTCTTCCTTGCGATAGGTTTCACGCTGACCAACGCACCAGGTTGTCGGCGTCTCATGCAGCTTTACGGTCTTCTCGCCGTCCTTGGTGATGATGGTACCGGTATGGGTTTTGACTTTGCTCATTGGGCCGCTCCATGATGAAGTGTTGAAACAACCTCTCCGGCGTTACGACGGGCGTCTGCCGCCAGCCGGTCACGCTCGCTCAGTGATTCGCATAGTGCGGCTCGGGTTACATCCAACCGCGTAGCCAGTTCGGTGACCAGCTTCGCTGACTCCGGTGGTAGTGACCGGGCTGCTCGGTGGGCTTCTGCCACTAACTGTCTTGTGGTCAGGCGCATTTGCGGATCCCCATCAGCTCGTTGAACCGGGCCATGAATAGACCGTAGGCCTGCACCGGGCGAAGCGGGATGACGGTAAACAGGTCGGTCGTTGGGATGCCGTCGAGCATTGGCCACACGGAACCGTCGTCGATATCCAGATCCCGGCGTTCGGTACCGAGCATTATCAGGTCGGCATACTTCACCGTGTCGTGCTGGTGGGCCGGTAATCCGAACTTAGCGCGGATCTCGCTATCGACATACGCCTCGATACGCTGGTAATCCGGGAGCAGACGTTTCAGCGGTGCCGGGATGTCCTGGCAATACGCCTCAGCAGCATCATGCAGCAGCGCTTCAAGCGCGAACTCTGCTGGAACCAGCTGGCTGACCAGCACCGAGTGCTGCGCGACGCTGTAGAACTCCGGCAGGTGGCCGGCAAAGCGGCAGATGTGGGAAAGAGCCGTGGCGATATCCTCGATCACGATATCTTCGTGATGAATATCGAGGTAGTTAATATGCTTCCCGGACAGTGTCTGAATATATGACATTACGTGTTCTCCATTAATACGCGCTGCACCGCGCCTGATTTTTGGTTGAGCGAATCCCTCGCCTGCTGGCGATCGTTAATTTAATTTCGCTTCACTAAATGCCCCTACGCGGGGCATTTAAGGCAACGTAATTAAGCGCTGAACGAACCGATATAGGTTTCCACCTGGCTGCCTTTGAACTTCTCGACCAGCAGATCACGGAACTCGGTGGCCATATCTTCCTGCAGGGCTTCCAGCTGGACAATGCGCAGCACCAGAGTAGGGCGATCGCCGCCGATGATGCTCAGTCGCAGTTTGAATGGACGCTCCGCCAGGCCTTCGAACGGCACGCAGCGAAACTCGAACGCCACCGGCATGATGTCCTGCGTGCGAGCTTCAACGCTTTCCATCAGAGAACGCTTACCGCTGAAGTCCTGATCCTCATAGTCTGCTTTCTGGATGGACTCGATAGTAATTTTGCGGATCGCTGCTGCTGATTTTTTGGCGTCAATAGCCTGTCCATCTGCATCAAAGCCGGTAAGGTTTTCTGCCCAGTCTTCCAGCCACTCGGCCAGTTCTTTCTGGGAGTGACGAGCGCCATTGACGGACAGCAGGGAAGCAAACGGGGCGGTTTTTTTCAGCGCCAGCTGCGCGGTGTTGTCTGCATGCCCTGGGCTTTCAATTGTGCCGAGGTTGAAGACCGCTGCGGCGCGCATATCGTCGGCGTTGATAAAGCAACGGCTACCTTCATCAGCGTACCCAGTTGAATAGCGCGTAAAGTCTTCAATGCTGGCGGTAGCCATCTTGCCGCGGAAGCGGTAGCGCTCCATGAAAAGCGATTCCAGGCTCTCAATGCGGACACCCTGCGGAACGACAGCTGCAGGGCAATCCACACTTTCAAGCTTCTCTTCAATGAAGCGGGAGAGGGTCAGATCGCTAATTTTTTCGATCGCAGTACCGTCTAAAGAGTGGGACATGATTCTTCCTTAAGAAAAAGTGAAAGGGTTATTGCTGGGCGCGCAGTTTCGCGTCAGCGTCGCCGGCAAGGGTGAACAACTGGCCCTGATCTTCCTGCAGGATGGTCAGCTTGCCGCCGCGGTTCACATACATTGGGGTTTCGGTGGTGTCCTCTTCGGAAGACTTTCCACGCGGGGTAGGGCGCACATAGGAGAGCTTGTGCTTGATGTTGACGCGCTTCTCTTCGACAGAATTGCTCATGCGGTCAATTTCAAACGTCAGGGTTACTTTCCCTTTCTGGCCGTTGTTCAGCACGCCAAAAGCTACTTCACTAAGTGCGACGGCGATCTTGTTCTCGAACACCCCGCCATCCAGTTCGCCCAGGAAATCGGGCACTTTGGTTAAACGTTCATTACTCATCGGTTTACCCTCAGAAGGCGGCTGCCACCGCCAGTTAGTTTCTCCACACAACACAGGAGAGCACCTGCGGTTAGGAAGCCGCCCGGGTGGATTGGGTTATGAGCCCGTCACCCGGTGATGCTCTCGTGTGTTGCGTAAAAAAATGCGGCATCCTCACGGGTAGAGAAAGATGCCGCCAAAGACAGCAATGCAGCTATTACAGGTCTTAGGTTGTGGTGGCGGCCCTTGCATGCCGCTGTAACGACGTTTCCCTCCAATCCGCGTTCTGACTGTTACCCCTGCGCATTACTCATGTCGGGCTTTGATCACCACGTTATGTGTAACAATGAGAACCTTTGTGCGAATTAAATGTACCTTTAGTTACTTTAGCGGTCAAGTAAGGAATGTACTTTTTGTTACCATGATGGGCATAAAAAATGCCGGTTAGTTATCCGGCATTGAGAATTAGCAACTTAGAGGTTTTGGGTGATCTGGACGACTTTCCCAACGATTCGGCAATTACCGTCTATCGGGATGGGTTTGAATGCTGGATTCAGTGGCATCAGGTATGCGAAAGGGCTATCCCATACCAGTTTCTTTACTGTCGCTTCCGCAGAACCATCCAGGAGAGCCACTACTATCTTTCCGTACAAATCATCTAGTTGACCATAATGAGGCTCAACAATAACGATGGATCCTTCAGGGATAGAAGGTAAGCCATGGGGATTGGTCATCGACTCCCCACGGACTACCAAACCGAATACTTCATCAGAAACATTTGCCGTAGTTTGCGTCCATGTAATCACGTCAGTAAGCCTTGAACATGCGTAAGTATCAGTCCACATCCCCGCCTGTACAGCAGAGATTATAGGGACTGCTGTAGGTGGTTTTAGGAAAGGGATAACTTTGGTGTCATCAGTCTTTTCCTCACCTTTACCATAGAGTATCCATTCGGGGCTAGTTTGCAGTGCCATGGCCAGCTGGTGGAGGTTTTCACCGTCAGGCTTTGTTGTGCCATTCTCCCATTTGGTCACAGACACACGGCTAACCCCAAGCCTTTTAGCAAGAGTCTGCTGTGTTATGTCGAGTTGGACTCGTCGGGATCTGATTCGGTCTTTCATTTCTGTTTTCATGTAACCAATGTTACATAGAATCCTCGTAACTGTTGTTTGCTATTTGATGTACCTTTTGTTACCTTTAAGGCGTGAATTCATCAGGAGGAGCCATGCGTAAATCAGATGTCATTGACCACTTTGGCGGTGTTTCAAAAACCGCAAGTGTTCTCGGGATCTCCCACCCGGCAGTTTGTCGATGGGGAGATGTAATTCCTCAAAAGCAGGCGTTTGTTATTGAGCGAATTACGAAGGGAAAACTCAAGTACGACGCAAGCCTTTATCAAAAGTCTACAGATTCAGCAGCTTGATATTAACCACAGAAAAAAGGGGTAAGCCGTGGGTATAGAACCTGAATGGAAAGTTGATAAGCAACCAGCCTGGCTGGTGGGTGCTATCAAAAAAACGATTACTGAACTGCCTGGCGGATATGCCGAAGCAGCTGAGTGGTTGGGTGTAACTGAAAACGCGTTGTTTAACCGCCTTCGTACAGATGGTGATCAGATCTTCCCGCTGGGTTGGGCCATGGTTCTGCAACGCGCTGGTGGATCTACTTACATTGCTGACGCTATCGCACGGCATTCAAACGGCGTCTTCGTGCCGCTGGCTGATGTTGAAGAGGTGGAGAACGGGGACATCAATCAGCGTCTCATGGAGTCAGTGGAGTGGATCGGCAAGCACTCACAGTATCTGCGTAAAGCAACAGCTGATGGTGTTATTGACGACGCGGAACGCGCTCAAATCGAAGAGAACAGCTATCAGGTGATGGCGAAATGGCAGGAACATTTAACGCTACTTTTCTGTGTGTTTTGTGCACCAGAAAAGAGTGACGCCCGCGAGTGTGCAGCTCCGGGCGTCGTGGCGTGTCGTAATCGTGGAGAAACTAACGCATGAACAGTTTAACGGTAAAGAACCGCTTACCGCAACTTCGGATGATCCCGGTGCCGGGCCTTCCGCTGTTTCGGTATGAACGCAGAGTAGCAAACCGCTGGGTGGCATGTAACCACAGCCGCGCCACTGCAATCGTGGGTGTGTACTACCGGAGGGCAAAGGCCTTATGCGCGAACTCGACCGCTGGTTTAAAGACCGCCGGGGGATCCCCGTTCGCGTCATCCGCTGGGAACCAGAAGCGCAGCGCGTTATCTACCTGCGCTCTGGCTACCCACACGAGTGCTCAAGTCCGCTCCAGGTCTTCAAGCGCGATTTCAGGGAAATTGAGGTAGGTCCAGATGAGCATGGAATTAATGGTCAGAGCCATGAAAGCAAAAGTGGGTAACCCGCTGCGCAAGCTCGTGCTGATCAAACTAGCCGATAACGCCAGTGATCAGGGCGAATGCTGGCCCTCCGTTCCCTATATCGCAGAGCAATGCGAGATATCGGAGCGCTCTGTGCAAAACCATATCAAACAGCTGGTTGAGGATGGTCTGGTATCGGTTGAAGTCCGCAAGGCGGCCACAGGTCTGAACCGTACCAACGTTTATAAACTCAACCTTCCCAGTGGTGCAAATGCTGCACCCTCTGGTGCACGTCCTGCACCGGGTGGTGAATCTCCTGCACCAGTGGGTGAATCTGCTGCACCGGTTAGTGGTGCAGGAGCTGCACCCGGAACCAGTCAGTTCTCTGAACCAGTCAATGAACCAGTCAATGAACCAGTCAATGAAAACTTATTTGATCTGGCCTGGGCGTTATATCCGAAGCGGGCAGGTGGTAACTCGAAAAGCGCTGCGCTGAAAGCCTGGGATGCCCGCGTTCGTGAAGGCGTTTCGCCTCCCGTCATGCTGGAGGGCGTTAAGCGCTATGCCGGGTTTGTTGCTCAAACAGGCAAGACCGGTACCGAGTTTGTCAAACAGGCCAAAACCTTCTTTGGCCCTGACAGGCACTACGAAGACGACTGGATGACTCCAGCAAGTTCCGGCATCAAAGAGGATCCGCTTTTTAAATCCAGCTATGTCGGCACCGACTATTCGCAGGGAGCCAAAGGCTTCCGGGTGGTGAACGGATGAGATGCGCATCAGTTTGTGACGGTATTGCAGCCACACTGCCAGCCGAATCACCGTCACCGCGAACCTGGCAGCGCCCGTTCCTCAAGTGGGCTGGTGGAAAATACCACCAGTTGCCGGATATCGACCGCCTGATCCCTGCCGGGCAGCGCCTGATTGAGCCGTTTGTTGGTGGTGGTTCTGTGTTCATCAACTCCCGTAAGCACGACTCTTTCCTGCTTGCGGACGTCAACGCGGACCTGATCCATCTATACCAGATGCTGGCCGTGGTACCGGATGTCGTAATTCGTCACGCCCGCCAGTTGTTCAGCACAAGGAACAGCGCCGCAGGGTATACCGACGTCGCCGATGATTTTAACGGGCAGCTGCTGCCCGGGCCGGAACGCGCCGCCGCTTTCCTGTACCTGAACCGGCATTGCTTCAACGGGCTGATCCGCTACAACCTCGCCGGAAAGTTCAACGTTGGCTGGGGCAAATACCCCAATCCATATTTCCCTGAAAAAGAGATCGAGGCGTTCACTGCGCTGGCGAGCAACTGCGTGTTCATGAATGCCGGGTTCCGCCGCACGCTTTCTCTGGCTGGCGACGGCGATATCGTTTACTGCGATCCACCGTATGAGCCACTGCCGGGTACCAGCGGGTTCACCAACTATGCGCCAGGCGGTTTTAGCTGGGAAGACCAGATCACCCTGGCGGAATGTTGTGTTGCCGCCCATCAGAGAGGTGCCCGGGTGGTGATCAGCAACTCATCAGCGCCACGCAGCATCGAGCTGTACCAGCAGCACGGCTTTGAACTCAACTACGTCCGCGCCCGGCGCGCGATATCCAGTAAATCCAGTACACGCGAAACCGTCAGCGATATCGTTGCGGTTCTGTAGGGGGTAGCAGTGGTCAATAAAGAATTAACGGTGCGCCAGAAGGAGGTTTTCGATCTGCTGGTGAAATACCAGAGCGAGCACGGTTATCCGCCGACTATCTCAGAGCTGTCCCGCCTGATGGGCGTGGTGTCGCCGAATGCGGCCGCCCTGCAGTTGCGTGCGTTGCAGCGCAAAGAGGCAATAACGATAGTCCCAGGCGCGCATCGCGGCATAAAAATCAACAGTCAGCCACCGCAGCCGGTTACGGAGGGTAAATGAAACTGGTGCTGCCGTTCCCACCAAGCGTAAACACCTACTGGCGCGCCCCGAATAAGGGGCCGCTGGCCGGTCGCCACCTCATCAGCGCCAAAGGTCGTGCTTACCAGAGCGAGGCATGCGCGGCGATCATCGAGCAGCTGCGCCGATTACCGAAGCCCAGCAGTGCGCCGGCGGCTGTGGAGATCGTTCTTTTCCCGCCGGACGCCCGCCGTCGCGACATCGACAACTACAACAAAGCGCTGTTCGACGCGCTGACCCACGCGGGCATCTGGGAGGACGACAGCCAGATAAAGCGAATGCTGGTGGAGTGGGGGCCGGTGCTGAAAGGTGGTAGGGTCGATATCACGATCACACCCTACAGGCAGGAGGTGGATAAATGTCCAGCTGTGGGTTGAAAGAAAGTCGATCTGGCAGTAATGTCAAAAAGTGCAAGCGAAGCGGGCGTGCAGGCCCCTCGCAATACAATCAGTGGAGAACAAAATGAGTCAATTACTCGTGATTGATGGCGTTTCCGTACGCCGTGATATTTTTGGTCGTTACTGCCTCAACGATCTTCATCGTGCTGCTGGTGCTCAGGATAGGCACAAGCCAGCGTTCTGGCTTCGCAACGAGCAAACCGAACAATTAATAAGCGAGTTGCAAAATAGCAACTCGGAAACGCCGGACCCGGTCAGTGTTATCCGCGGCGGGAAAGATCAGGGCAGCTACGTCTGTAAAGAGCTGGTCTACTCCTACGCCATGTGGATCAGCCCGCAGTTCAGCCTGAGGGTGATCCGGACGTTTGATGCAGCTGTAAATCAGCCCGCCACTCTTCAGAGCCAGGCGGCAGATAAAATGCAGGCAGGCGTCATCCTCCTCGATTTTATGCAGCGCTCCCTTAACCTCTCCAATTCTTCTGTTCTCGGCGCATGCCAGAAGCTGCAGGATGCTGTTGGCCTGCCAAACCTTGCCCCGCAGTACGCCATTGATGCCCCAGCCGGTGCGCCTGATGGATCCAGTCGCCCCACGCAGTCACTGAGCGCCCTGCTAAAAGCTAACGGGATCCGCATGTCGGCTACGCTGGCTTACCAGCAGCTGGCCAAACTGGGGATCGTCGAGCATAAGGAGCGCCGCAGCCGTTCGGGTGTAAATGGTGTTAAGCGCTTCTGGGCGATGACAGCTAAGGGTTGTATGTACGGCAAAAACATCACCAGCCCGGCGAACCCGCGTGAGACTCAGCCGCATTTCTTCGAGTCAAAATTCCAGGAGCTGTTGCGCCTGCTCGAAACTGTGCATTGAGGTGTCTGTGAGAGCATTACTAACCCCTGTCGTCATAAAAGAGTTCGGGATCGTCGCGTTCCGGCCAGGTCCTGAGCTTATGCCGCATTTCCATCGCGGTCGCATTCTTCTGGAGAACGAGCCGGAGCGCCTGGCGGGGCTTCCAACCGGGGAGATCCCGGCGGCGCGCCAGCCGCTGGCGGAGGACCTCGCGATGGTACCTGTATTCGAACATGCCGATGTGATTAGGCGGGCCGGTGGCCTGTCATGTCTCGAAGGTTGGCTGATGCGGGAATCCGGCTGCCAGTACCGGCACAGCGACTATCACTACCACGAAATGGTCACCATGCGGCATGCGCCCGGCGTGCTGCGGCTGTGCTGGGCCTGTGATGTTCGTGTGCGGGAGCAATTTACTAACGAACTGGCGGGCATTGCGCGGGAGAACCTGGTAGCCTGGCTACTGTCGGTTGTTCGCGCAGGGCTGGGTTTCGATGATTCACACGCCGTGACCCTGCCAGAACTGTGCTGGTGGCTGACGCTTAACAAGCTGGCCCATGTCATACCTGAGACGGTGGCTCGCAAGGTCCTGCGTATTCCGGCAGAGAAAATGCAGTCGGTGACGCGTGAGGCTGACATTGTGCCGTCGGTACCGCCCACCAGCATTGTAGAGGAGGCAGTTAAAAAGGTGCTGGCGCTGCAGGTGGATCCGGAGACGCCCGAATCCTTCATGTTGAGGCCAAAGCGCCGCCGCTGGCAAAACGAGAAATACACCCGCTGGGTAAAGGCGCAGCAGTGCGCATGTTGCCAGAACCCGGCAGACGACCCCCACCACCTGATCGGCCACGGCATGGGTGGCATGGGCACCAAAGCGCATGATTTGTTTGTGATACCGCTGTGCAGGGCGCATCACGACGAATTGCACGCTGACGCTGTGGCATTTGAAGCGAAGTACGGCACGCAGCCGGAGCTGCTGTTGAAAACATTAGACCGGGCGCTGGCCATTGGCGCACTGGCGTAGACGGAGTGGAGAACGCTATGAATCTGGACGGAGTTTTAAAGTTTTTTGCACCGAAAGGGATGCACATCTCTGATAGCGTGCGCGCAACCGCGGGCGATCAGTTAACGGTAACCGACATCATGGCGGCGCTGGGCATGACCCAAGCCGACGCCGGGATCGGTCTTGCCATGTATCTGGGGAAGGCAGGTATCAGCCCGCAGGATAAAGAAGCCGCCATCTCCTGGCTGACGGAGTACGCCAAGCAGCGAGCACCAATGGCCGTACGTAAAGCAGCTGGTAAAAAGTTTCCTCTCTGCATGCGGATCCTCGCCAGATTCGCTTTTAAGGATTACGCCTCATCAGCTGCTGACAGCACCGATTGTCCGAAGTGCAAAGGTAAGGGCCTTGTTACGAAGTCCACCATGGTTACCAAAAGCCACTACACAGTGCGCCTGCCTCAATTTGCCAAGGATCTGGGGCAGTCTCCATCTGATTTTGAAGTCTTCCGCGAGGTAGAGGATATTGACCACCAGCTGTGTGGCAAGTGCAACGGAACCGGCCAGCTCAGTAAGCGCTGCCAATGTGGCGGATCTGGTCAAACCCTCGACCGAAAGCAAACTGAGTTGCAGGGCGCGCCGGTTTATAGGGAGTGCAAACGCTGTGAGGGGAGAGGATACAGCAGGCCGAAATCATCGGTGGCGTATCGCGGCGTTCTGGCCGAACTGGACAGTCTTCCTGATCGCACCTGGCGATACAGCTGGAAGCCGTTTTATGAAAGTCTGGTGACGAAATGTTTTCAGGAGGAAAGCAACGCAGACGCGGAACTCAAAAAAGTAACAGGAATGCAAAGTTTGCTCTGAATCTCATATTTTCGTATCACGTTGCTTGCAAAGTTGCCGTTTTTGTGTAAATTTGACGTTAACGATGGGCATTGTATGTTCACAGTTAAGAAACCCGCCACCGAGCGGGTTTTTTTACGTTTAATAACTCTTTATGTGGTGATGGCCTATTCCAAACTTTTAAATGACACAATTTTTGAATCTCGTTGTGCCAACACGTCACCTTTTAAGGTTAAAATAGCCGCTTCATACCTTTGCTTTGAGGCATAGATGCTTACAATTGAAGAGATTGGCCAGTCTGTCCGAAACAATATTCAGCTTGTTCTTGATAATTTCGGACTGCCTCTAGCTGTTGGCCCTATAAGTGATGACGATTATAAAGTTTTGTCTGGTGGGTTTGGTGAATTAGAGTGGGACTATGCTCTTTCCACCCACGGCAACTCCCCTGAGCGATATGAATTTTGCATAAAGCTTCTTAATCAGGACGTTATGGAAGGGGTACCCTCTGGCGCTGCGTTGTGTGTCTTTGGGGTTGAAGAATATGTTTTTAGCATCCATATGATAGAGAGCTTTGTAAAAGATGATGTGGATCACCCGCTAAAAGGCCGTATGGTTCTTATCACTTTAATGAGCGCATATCTGTTCTGTATGGCGGTCGAGTGCCCAACAGTACACATAGTTGAGCCAGTACCTGACTTACATGATTTTTATGGAAGTTTCGGATTCCGTATGTTGCCGTGTGGATATGTTATGGAAGCACAACTTTCTGATATTGAGGGTGTGTTCAATAAATTCGCACAATTAAGCTAGACGGGATCCCGTAACAGGTTGTACGATGTGTCACCCTTACCGCATAGGTAATGCGGGATTGTCAATTACTAATGACAGTGTGAAGTTGATAATACTGATTGGCATACCCGATTGGTAATGAGTAGCAGACACTACTACTCTTAAATTGAAAGTTAGAGACAACCACTATAGTCTCCGAGGTACTCATGAAAGTTCAAAAAGCAACCAAGCCAGAAGTTAAATTCGACACTATGAAAGCATTCGCAGGTATGGGTGCTGCTGTTGAAGTACTGATGAAGGCTGCGCCTAATGCGTTTACCCATGCTACCGTTTCGGGTAAAGAACAGCAGGGTAAGCCGCGTCGTCGCAAGGCAGCATGAACCTAGCTGGTGCTTTTTGAAACCCGCCTTCTGGCGGGTTTTCTACTTATGGGGTAACTGCTGATGAGTTGTTACCCACCAACTAGCCACCTAATAGGGTGGCTTTTTTGTTCCTATCACATAAGGCTGCCAACTGGCGGCCTTTTTTATTCCCCTCATATTGAGAGGACTCACGGCAATAAGAGGGGGGCTAAATGTCCGATCCAATTTCCGGTACTGGGTTGACCGGTGGTGCCCTTACGGGCGCCAGTGTCTATGGACTGCTGACCGGGACAGATTACGGTGTGGTGTTTGGCGCGTTTGCTGGGGCTGTATTCTACATCGCCACAGCCGCAGACCTGGGCGCGGCACGCCGAATGGCATATTTCGTAGTGTCTTATATCGCTGGCATTCTCTGTTCGGGCCTGGTTGGTTCAAAGCTGGCCAGCTGGACTGGCTACAGTGATAAACCACTGGACGCTATTGGCGCCGTTATTGTTTCTGCATTAGCCGTCAAAATCCTGACGTTCCTGAACAACCAGGATGTCGGCTCGCTGGTGGCGCTGATAACGCGCCGGGGAGGTTCAGGTGGTTCTAAATGACCCGACAGCAACTATCAACGCGTTAATCTGCGCCGGTGTAGTGCTGACTCTGATGTTTTACCGCCGGGGTGATTCACGGCATCGCCCGTGGGTTTCTCGCCTGGCCTGGCTGATTACTGTCACGTACAGCGCGGTGCCGTTGGCCTATCTGTGCGGAATCTACCCTCATTCATCGTGGGCCACCATAGGGGTCAACGTCATTTTCCTTTCAGTGCTGGTTGCCGTCAGAGGCAATGTTGCGCGTCTGGTTGATCATCTGAGGCACTAATGAACCAATCACAATTTCAGAAGGCGGCTGGTATCAGCGCCGGACTTGCCGCGCGCTGGTATCCGCATATCGACGCAGCAATGAAAGAATTTGGCATCACCGCAGTTAACGATCAGGCCATGTTCATCGCACAGCTGGGTCACGAATCGGCAGGTTTCACTTCGCTGGTGGAGAACTTCAACTATTCGGTTGGCGGTCTGAAGGCGACCTTCGGTAAGCGCCTGGCGGCATACCAGTGCGAGATGCTGGGCCGGGTTGACGGTAAGCAGACTGCCCACCAGCCGCAGATCGCCAACCTGGTATACGGCGGCCGCATGGGCAACATCTTCGAGGGCGACGGCTGGAAATATCGTGGCCGTGGCCTGCTGCAAATCACCGGGCGGGAGAACTACACCAAATGCGGCGCAGCCCTGAAGCTGGATCTGGTAAGCACGCCGGAGCTGCTGGTGCAGGAACGAAACGCTGCCCGGTCGGCGGCCTGGTTCTTCGCGTTACGTGGTTGCCTGCTGTATTCCGGCGATATTGTGCGGGTCACGCAGATCATCAACGGTGGGCAGAATGGACTGGCTGATCGCAAGGTGCGTTACAGCCGGGCGCTGGCGGCGCTGTCATGAAGCTGCGATACGTTCTTTTGGCGCTGGTGGTCGCTGTCTCGGTTACCGGGGCGATCGCCTGGCGTTCTGGCTGGAGTGCGCATGCTGACCATATCAACGCGCTGGCGGCAAAGAAGAAGGAAAAAGCCGAGAAGATTATTCAGCCGGTAGAGGAGAAAGCCGCTGCGGCCACCGCCGAGAGCAAAGTGATCTACCGAACCATTACCCGCGACGTGGTGAAATATGTTCAGTCTCCGGATCGTACTGTGTGCCAGTTTGACGATGCTGCTGTGCAGCTGCGCCAGCGTGCAATCGACGCTGCCAACTCCATCAGCGGATTTGATGCAGGAGCCGTGCAGAGGAAGTAACGCTGGAACCAATAGTGATGAAGATCTACAGGCTGATATCGAAACTGCGGAATGCCTGCGCCAGTTGCGCCTCGATAAGTATCGCTGGCAGGCCTGGTACGACGCTGTGAAATGAACACCGAGCCTCGCATTAGCGAGGTTTTTTATGACCAATGAAGGGGAAGCTATGACACCGTTAGTTCTTACAGCTGAGCAAATTAAATCCCTCGCTGAATTTGCCGAGGCAGATGGGCAGCCAGCCTACACCATTACTCAGGCTGAAATCCCAGAGTTTGAAACCGACGATGGTGGCAACTTACCTGGCTACACCGGGCTTATTGCATACTCCGATTTTGAAGAAGGTGGTGTGCTTCAGCTTGAGGAGTAGCCATTCCAAAGCTCATCGGCTGGTGGGCTTGATAATGATTTATCCCTAGTGATCTAAGCAACTGTTTAAGCCTTTTTTTGTTGATATGATGTCAAAAAAGCATTTGAGGGCAGACAATTGATATCACTAATTTTTGGTGCTGGTGCCAGTTTTGGTTCTGATTCGACAAGCACACCACCTTTAGGCAACGATCTCTTCGCATCTTTAAATTCTTTGGGTGGAGCTTTCTATGAACTTGCTGATGAATACAAAAAAATATTTTTAGATGAAGGTTTCGAATCAGGAATGGGGGCGCTGGCTAATGATTCAAGTATTATAAACCCTCTTCAAAATGAACTGGCAATATACCTATCTTCGTTTTCTGTGAGTAATGAAAATGCATATTGCAGGTTATTTTATGATAATCGGCGCTACATGCGTTATTTATTCTTGCTAACATTGAATTATGATTTATTAATAGAGCACTCTCTCACTAAGTGTGGGCTAAATCCTGTAGGGTATGATATAAATAATTTGTCCACTCCATCGCGGTTAATGAAATTGCATGGGTCATCAAATTTCGTCCCTGATTTGGGTAGCAATTCCATTAGTGGAACATTTATCAATTGTGGGACTTTCGTAGAAACCCAGAGTGTTAAATATTTAAATGGTCATGGGGCAATCAAGGAGTGGTGTTCGCAGAATACAGTACTAAGCCCAGTCATGTGCATGTATAATAAGGAAAAAAGAGCAGTTGTTAATTCTAATTATATTGAATCATTAAAAGAGTTGTATAAGGGAGTTATATCCAGATCAAACGCAATTGTTATTATTGGTGTTAAGTATATACCACATGATAATCATGTTTGGGATAGCATACTGCAAGGTGGGGCATTTATATTGTTAGTTGACCCTTATCCAGATAATCAATTTTTAAGACTGTTGAGGAAGCGGAGAATACAGCATAGGTTAATTAAAAAGTCATTTATGTTTGCTGTAGATGATATCTCAACATTTATACATTCAAAATTAAAGCATAAGCACTGAACTACAAGTTGCCTTGATAAGTATCGCTGGCAGGCCTGCTCTAACGCAGTGAAATGAATACAGAGCCTCGCATTCGCGGGGCTTTTTACTAACTGAGGAAACCTGATGAGCGAAGCAAAACCGCAGGATGGCAGCGCCGTTAAGGGCTATCGCGAACTTTCATTCGGCGAGATTGGTAAGATGAACCAGTTTAAGGATCTCAGCCGCCAGTTTATTAAGTTGCTGCGTGAGCATGTAGGTGATGTACAACGCACTCCTCACGACTGGGAAGCTGTTGAGTGGATACGTCAGGCAGAACTCGATATGAAGCGAGCCTGTATGGCCGCCTGCCGCTCAGTGGCGAGGCCCGACGACGATTGCTAAGCCATACCAAAGCTCATCTGCTGGTGGGCTTGATAATGGAAAAATAATTTATGATTATATTATGGTTGACATAATTTAATCGTTTTTATTAATTATTGGCTCCCAGTATAATGACTTCTCTTTACAACGGAGGTGTCATGAAAAGAGATCTTGATTATTTAAAAAGCCTTTTGGAAGCCTTTGAGAAATCAGAGGGGGATGTAAAAGTAAATAAAATCAAAGGATTTGATTTTGAATCTGAATTATTCAGATATCATATGGAGCTTCTAAAGGAAGCGAGGCTAATTTGTCGAGAAGATGGGAAGTTCGACATCGGGCTGAGAAAGTCAGTCGATGGGATATACACTTGGAATATATGGTCGCTGCGATTAACAAATGATGGCCATGACTTCCTTGATAACATCAGAAACGAAGAAATATGGTCGACGTTAAGAACCGGATTTAAAGATGCTAGCTTAGGGGTCCTAACTAAGGTGGCAAAGGAGTTATTCAATAGAGCTCTTAATAAGCAGCTTGGCAAATTATTTGATTAACCGCCTCCGGGCGGTTTTTTATTGTCATCACCATGGGCTAACCCATCGTAATGTCTGTAGCGGATAAATCACATATATCCCCTATAGGGTGTAAAGCACAGCCTCGCTCACACGGGGCTTTTTTATTGGAGCCAACAATATGCCAGCAGCTATCCCGCGCGCCTGCCGTAAACGCGGGTGCTCCGGCACCACCACAGATCGTTCCGGCTACTGCGATGCGCACCGTAACGAAGGGTGGCAACAGCACCAGCGAGGACTGAGCCGCCATCAGCGTGGCTACGGCAGTAAGTGGGATATCATCCGCGCCCGCATCCTTAAGCGTGATCGTCACGTCTGCCAGCAGTGCCTGCGCAACAGCAGACCATGCCCAGCGGAAACGGTCGACCACATTATCCCGAAAGCTCACGGCGGCACAAACGACGACAGCAACCTCGAATCGCTGTGTTGGCCATGCCACAAGCGTAAGACCGCTACGGAGAGAACCCGATGAGCTATACGCGCTGCACCTACTGCGGCTCGACGCTGCACACCGTAGCGAATTGCCCTAAGACATGGGGAGGCTCAGCCCGCCGTGCGAACCTGCGCTGCGGTTACTGCGGTCAGTCAGGCCATAACTCCAGCGCCTGCCCGTACAATGCCAGCAGCGCGCGGCGCCGCAACCTCAGTGATGACTTCCATCTCGACTGATGAAACGCAAAATGATTTCAAATGCAATCATTTTGATGTGAATGATATCGGTTATCACTACCGGGGGAGGGCGGGTCAAAAGTTCAGGCCCCTGCCTGCTAAGGACCGCCGCCTAACCTCTTTTCACATCGCCGCAGGTTAGAAAACTTTTTTATGGGGTCCCCCATTCGATGATTAATAGGAGTTTTCGATTATGTCTGGACCGCCGAAAACCCCGACCCATCTACGTTTGGTGAGGGGTAACCCATCAAAACGCCCGATCAACGAAAACGAACCTAAACCAGCTGCTGGGGTACCCCCAACACCGAAGCATTTCGACAAGCAGGGGAAATACTGGTTTAAGCGAATGGCCGAGGAGCTTGATGCTATCGGCGTGATGTCGCAGCTGGATGCAAGGGCGCTTGAGCTTCTGGTTGAGGTTTACACCGAGTACCGGCATCACTGCGATACTTTGGAGAGAGAAGGCTACACCTACGCCGTTTATAGCGACGAAGAGCCAGACGAAGGCAAAGAGCGAGAGATTCGCATGATCAAGGCTCACCCGGCCGCCATCATGAAAGCTGATGCCTGGAAGCGTCTCCGCGCCATGCTGTCCGAGTTCGGCATGACGCCTGCCAGTCGGTCGAAGGTCAGCACCAAAACGCCGGATGCGGTTGATCCGCTGGCTGAGTTCATGAAAGCGAGGGATTAATGGCTAAGGTTGCAGAGGGTATCCGCTACGCCGAGCGCGTCGTGGCGGGGGAGATTATTGCCTGTGAGTTTGTCCGGCTGGCATGCCAGCGTTTTCTGGACGATCTGAAAAACGGCGAGGCGCGTGGGATCTTCTTCAGCGAACCCAGGGCGCAGCACATCCTGAATTTCTACAAATTTATACCCCATGTTAAGGGCGCGCAGGCCGGTCAGCCCATCGACCTGATGGACTGGCATATTTTCATTCTCATCAATATCTACGGGTTTGTGATCCCGCTGGTGAACGAGGAGACCGGCGACGTGGTGCTGCGCAACGATGGCAGCGGCCGCCCGGTTATGGTGCGGCGGTTCCGCACCGCTTACAACGAGGTGGCGCGTAAGAACGCGAAATCCACACTTTCCTCCGGCGTCGGCCTGTATATGGCAGGTGCAGATGGCGAGGGCGGCGCTGAGGTTTATTCGGCGGCCACAACCCGCGACCAGGCGCGTATCGTGTTTGAAGATGCCAAAAACATGGTGAAGAAAGCGAAAGCGACACTGGGCCGCCTGTTTGAGTTCAACAAGCTGGCGATCTACCAGGAGCAGAGCGCGTCGAAGTTCGAGCCCCTTTCCAGCGACGCGAACAACCTGGACGGCCTGAACATCCACTGCGGCATTGTCGACGAGCTGCACGCCCATAAAACTCGTGACGTCTGGGACGTGCTGGAGACAGCAACCGGTGCGCGCCTGCAGTCGCTGCTGTTCGGCATTACCACCGCCGGCTTTAATAAAGAAGGCATCTGCTATGAGCTGCGCGATTATGCCATCAAGGTACTGCGCGGTTTCAACAGCGATGTGGAAGGAGCGGTTAAGGACGATACCTTCTTTGCCATCATCTACACCCTGGACGAAGGCGACGACCCTTTCGATGAAACGGTCTGGCAGAAGGCGAATCCGGGCCTCGGCATCTGCAAGCGCTGGGACGATCTGCGTCGCCTGGCGAAGAAGGCCAAAGAGCAGGTGTCCGCCCGCGTTAACTTTTTCACCAAACACATGAATATCTGGGTTACGGCGGAGTCTTCCTGGATGGACATGCTGAAGTGGGAAAAATGCGAACTCATCGCGCCGGCACATGAACTGAAAACCTATCCGCTCTGGGTGGGGGTCGATCTGGCGAACAAAATCGATATCTGCGCCGCGGTAAAAGCCTGGCGTTCTCCCGACGGGCACGTTCACACCGACTTTAAATTCTGGCTGCCGGAAGGGCGGCTTGAGAAGTGTTCCCGGCAGATGGCCGAGCTCTACCGCAAATGGGCGGAACTGGACAAGCTCATCCTGACCGACGGGGATGTGATAGACCACGCACAGATCAAGGAAGAACTTCAGGCGTGGGTGGCCGGTGAAAGCCTGAAAGAAATCGGTTTTGACCCGTGGAGTGCCACGCAGTTCAGCCTGGCGCTTGCCGAGGAAGGCCTGCCTCTGGTGGAGGTTCCACAGACGGTCCGTAACTTCTCCGAAGCCATGAAGGAAGTCGAGGCGCTGGTTTACGGTGGACGGCTCCATCACAGCAATCACCCGGTGATGAACTGGATGATGTCGAATGTGACGGTTCGGCCGGATCGTAATGACAATATCTTCCCCAACAAATCGACCCCGGAAGCCAAGATTGACGGCCCGGCGGCGCTGTTTACCGCAATGAGCCGTCTGCTTGTTAACGGTGGCAACGACCAGCAGGACCTGAGTGGATTCTTTGACAACCCCATCATGGTAGGTTTCTGATGAAGAAAATTAAGCAGCCGGGCAAGGTAAAAAGCGCCTTGCTCAACTGGCTGGGCGTGCCCATCAGCCTGACTACCGGAACGTTCTGGCAGGAGTGGTATGGCACGAGCAGCAGCGGCAAGGTGGTCACGGCAGATAAGGCGATCCAGCTTTCGGCCGTCTGGGCCTGCGTCCGGCTTCTGAGCGAGTCGGTGTCCACGCTGCCGGTTAAGATTTACACCCGACAGGCAGATGGCTCGCGCAAGCTGGCGCAGAACCATCCGGTATACCAGGTGCTTTGTCGCCGTCCCAATCTGGAAATGACGCCGTCGCGCTTTATGTTGATGGTGGTGGCCAGCATCTGCCTGCGCGGAAATGCCTTTGTCGAGAAGCTGTTTATCGGCAATAAGCTGGTGTCGCTGGTGCCACTGCTGCCCCAGAACATGGTGGTGAAGCGGCTTGATACCGGGCGGCTGGAATACACGTACACCGAGGATGGCAAGAAACGCGTTATTCCCGAAAAGAACCTGATGCACATCCGTGGGTTCGGTCTCGATGGTGTCTGCGGCATGATGCCGATGAGGACGGGTCGGGATGTAATCGGCTCCGCGATGGCAGTTGAAGAATCTGCTGCAAAGATTTTTGAACAGGGCCTGCAAAGCTCCGGGTTTCTCTCATCGGACAATGCGCTGGACGAAGATCAGCGGGAAAGACTTCGCGGTTATATGGCGAAGTTTACCGGTTCCAAAAACGCCGGAAAAATCATGGTGCTTGAGGGCGGCCTGAAATATCAGGGTGTCACCATGAACCCTGAAGATGCCCAGATGCTGGAAAGTCGATCATTCAGTATTGAGGAAATCTGCCGCTGGTTCCGCGTGCCGCCGTTTATGGTTGGGCATACCTCGAAGCAAAGCAGTTGGGCATCGAGTCTGGAAGGGATGAATCTCCAGTTCCTGACCCACACGCTGCGCCCGCTGCTGGTGAATATTGAGCAGGAGATTTCCCGCTGTCTGCTGAATGGTGAAGAGGACCTCTTTGCCGAGTTCTCGGTAGAAGGCCTGCTGCGCGCCGACAGTGCTGGCCGGGCGGCGTACTACACCAGTGCGCTGCAGAACGGCTGGATGTCCCGTAACGACGTGCGCCGCCTGGAGAACATGCCACCGATTGAGGGCGGCGATCTTTATACGGTACAGCTCAACCTGACGCCGCTTGAAGACCTGAAGCAAAACAGCCAGGCAGCACAGGCTTTCGCGCTGCGACAGGTCCATAACCACGTATTCCCCGACATCCCCTTCGAACAGTCCCCGCTGAAACAGGCGGCTTAGGAGTATCCATGACGATTAAAAGCCTTCCGGCTGCGCCGGAGGGGCGACCTTTTGCGCGCGAAAAACCCGATCTGCCAGCTGCGGCAATGGAGCGCTGGAACGGTGGCATCCGTGCTGCCCGGGACGGTGACAACAGCATTTCTATCTTCGACGTGATCGGCGCTGATTTCTGGGGGGAGGGGGTGACAGCCAGCCGCATTGCTGGTGCGCTGCGCTCCCTTAATGGCGCTGACGTAACGGTCAACATCAACAGCCCCGGCGGCGACATGTTCGAGGGTCTTGCGATTTATAACCTGCTGCGCGAGTACGAAGGCAGGGTCACTGTGAAGGTGCTGGGCCTGGCAGCGTCGGCGGCGTCGGTCATCGCGATGGCCGGTGACGACGTGCAGATCGGGCGCGGTGCATTCCTGATGATCCACAACTGCTGGGTTTACGCGATGGGCAACCGTCACGACCTGGCGCAGATCGCCGCTGACATGGAGCCGTTTGATAAAGCGATGAGCGATATCTACCAGGCACGCAGCGGTCTTGATGCCGCCACCGTCGAAAAGATGATGGACGGCGAAACCTATATTGGCGGCAGTGACGCGGTGGCGAAAGGATTTGCTGACAGCCTCCTCTCCGCTGATGAAATCGCGGACGACGACGACAGCCCGGCGGCGGCGCTGCGCAAGCTTGATGCGCTGCTGGCCAAAACCGATACGCCGCGCTCTGAGCGTCGAAAACTTCTTAAAGCCTTATCCGGCAGCAAGCCAGGCGCTGCTGCCATCCCTGAAGGTACGCCGGGCGCTACCGAAGAAATCAACCCTGACAATATCAAACAACTTGAAGACGCCCTGGCGGCGTTCGGCCAATAAGGAAAGACCATGTCTGAAGTTAACGAATTACTGAAAAAAGTTTCTGCGAAGCTGGAAGAAGTTTCCGGCACTTTCAGCCAGAAAGCCGAGGACGCGCTGAAGGAGGCTAAAAGCTCTGGTCAGCTGTCCGCGCAAACCAAAGTGGCAGTGGATAAAATTGCCACTGAACACAATGCGCTGAACGATGCGCTTAAGTCGCTGAAATCTTCAGTAGGTGAAATTGAGCAGCAGGTAGCTCAGATGCCGCTGGCCAGCGCTACAAAAATTATCGAGACCGTCGGCCAGACCGTTATCAGCAGTGAAGCGCTGAAAGCGTTCGCGGCAAGCGTTGAAGGCGGCAAGCGCGTCAGCGTTCCGGTGAATGCTGCGCTGATCTCCACTGACGTGGCAACCGGTGTGGTTGAGCCGCAGCGCCTGCCGGGTATTGATACCGCGCCGAAGCAGCGTCTCTTCATCCGGGATCTGATTGCCCCGGGCCGCACCTCTGCGCCAGCCATCTTCTGGGTGCAGCAGACTGGCTTTACCAATGCGGCGAAGGTTGTGCCGGAAGGCACCGCCAAACCGTACAGCGATATCCAGTTCGCCACGCAGATTACGCCGGTGACCACCATCGCGCATATGTTCAAAGCGTCCAAACAGATCCTGGATGATTTTGCACAGCTGCAGTCCACTATCGACGCTGAAATGCGTTACGGCCTGAAATATGTCGAAGAGCAGGAGATTCTCTTCGGCGATGGTACCGGCGCGCACCTGAAAGGAATCGTCCCGCAGGCGTCTGCTTATGACGCTGCCTTTACTGTTGAGCAGCAGAACGGCATCGATGATCTTCGCCTCGCAATGCTGCAGGCGCAGCTGGCGCGCTTCCCGGCTTCCGGCCACGTCCTGCACTTCATCGACTGGGCGAAGATTGAACTCACCAAAGACACGCTGGGCCGCTATATCCTGGCGAACCCGGCGGCCCTGACCGGGCCTACCCTGTGGGGCCTTCCTGTGGTGGCGACCGAAGCTGCAGCATTCCAGGGCAAATTCCTGACCGGTGCATTCAACGCCGCTGCCCAGCTGTTCGACCGTGAAGATGCCAACGTGGTGATCTCCACCGAGAACGCCGACGACTTCGAGAAGAACATGATCTCGATTCGCTGCGAAGAGCGCCTGGCGCTGGCGGTGAAACGCCCGGAAGCTTTCATCTACGGATCCTTCACTGCGCCTGCTGCTGGTGGCGGCGCGTAATCCTTAACGGCGGCCTGCGGGCCGCTTTTCGTTTTCCTTTAAGGAGACAGCCATGAAGCTGATCGCTATCAAGCCCATTTACTTTGAAGGCAATGTACTTACTGAAGGTACTGAGTTCGAAACGCTGGAGCAGCATGGTCGCGAGCTGGTGGCACGCGGTTATGCCTCAGAGCCCGGTGCCAAAAAAACGGAACCGGATAAAGACCCCGATCCAAAAGGAAAGAGCAAAGGTAAGTAAGGAGCGCGCATGCTTACTAAAGAGCAGGTGAAGCATCACTGCAATATCGAACAGGACTTCACGGAAGACGACGCCTGGATCGATACGGGCATAAAAGCCGCGGAACGCTACGTTGAAAAATGGACCCGCCGACGTCTTTATGAAAAGGCTGATGATCCACTTTACATGGCCGATCCCGACGCGCTGCTTTATGGCGAAGATATCGAAATGGCTATGCTTATGCTGATTGCCCACTGGTACACCAACCGTGAAACGGTCAGCACCGGCAGCACGACATCTGCGCTGGCTTTCTCTACTGAAGCACTCCTTCAACCCTACCGGATTTATGGCCTATGAAAGCGGGACGTCTGCGGCACAGGGTAATCCTTCAGAAACCGGCAACCGGGCGATTACCGTCCGGACAGCCTGCAACCGGCTGGGTGGATGTTGCTTCGGTTCGGGCAGAAGTCGCGGATGTATCGGGCCGGGAGATGATGGACGGCGGCGCAGAGTTGAGCAGCACCACAACCCGGATATGGATGCGTCGTTATCCAGGCATTCCCGTAACCACGGGATGGCGAGCCGTTCATCTGCCGCCTACCGGAGGCGGTGAGATATATGACATTAAGTCGGCTATCTCAGCAGAGAACGGCACCAGGCTCGAATTGCTTTGCGAGAAGGGGGTGAAACAGTGATTTCAACGAGTCTTGATTTTTCCGGTCTGGCCGATATCGCGAAGGATCTGGAGACGCTCAGCAGGGCTGAAAATAATAAGGTTCTGCGCGATGCCACACGTGCTGGTGCAGAAGTTCTGCGACAGGAGGTAGAAGATCGTGCGCCCGTCCTTACCGGGAAACTGAAAAAAAACGTGGTGGTGGTGACCCAAAAGGGTCGCCGCCGCGGCGAAATCGCTTCCGGCGTGCATATCCGGGGCGTTAACCCGGACACCGGCAACAGCGACAACAAAATGAAGGCCAGCAATCCGCGCAACGCTTTTTACTGGCGCTTCGTTGAGCTCGGTACATCGAATATGCCTGCGCACCCCTTTATTCGTCCTGCGTTTGACACCCGGCAGGAAGAGGCTACGCAGGCAGCGCTGGCCCGCATGAATCAGGCCATTGATGAGGTGCTGGCGAAATGACAGAGGCTGACATTTATCAGCGGCTCAGAGCGCTGGCAGGCGGAAATGTTTTTCCGTACGTTACGCCGCAGGGTACCACGGCGCCGTGGGTGATTTATCTGCTCCCGGGTTCAGTCAGCGAGGATGTTTTCTGCGGTCCGGCAGAAACAGCAAGCACGGTTCAGGTTGATGCCTGGGCCTCGTCGATTGATGATGCCCGGGCGCTACGTGATCAGGTTAAAGCGGCTCTGGCCGATCTGCATCCTGTCGGACTAAACGAGATTAACGACTACGAGCCGGATACCGGGCTTTACCGGGCCACGCTTGAAGTTCAGATCTGGCAATAACTCCACACTTCATATTAACTCTGCCGCCTCCAGGCGGCTTTTTTATATCCGGAGATCACTATGTCCTCTAAGTATGAAAAAACGCAGGGTACGAAAATTAACATTTCGGAAAATCCTGCAACCGAACCAAACCCCACTGGCGCCACCTGGCAATCCATCAACTGCTCGACCAAGGAGCTTAGCTACACCGGTGGGCAAAAGTCAGACATCGACACCACCACGCTATGTTCCACCGAGCAGGAAATGACAAACGGCCTGGCCGCGCCAGGTGAAATGACGGTTTCCGGGAACTGGTCTGCTGATGAAGAGGGGCAGAACACATTACGCACCGCTTACGACACTGATGCGTTGCACGCTTTTCAGGTGATCTTCCCATCCGGCAACGGTTATGCATTCCTGGCTGAAGTTCGTCAGAACAGCTGGAGCCTGGGCACTGCCGGGGTGGTGACCGCATCGTTTACGCTGCGCATCAAAGGTAAGCCCGTCCCGATCGTTCCGGCACCTTCTGCAGGCTAATAACAGCGGCGAAAGCCGCTATTCCTGATTACAAACTGAGAAAAAATGAAATGGGAAAACAGGTTTCACAGAGTTCACTTCGCTCGCTCGCGTTGGCACCTATGGCAGGCTTTCGCACAAAAATCGTCACCGTTCCGGAGTGGGAAAACGCCAGGGTAAAACTGCGTGAGCCATCAGCGCAGGCCTGGCTTGAATGGCAGCAGGTGCTTAATCCGATGCAGGGAGAAAGCGAGCCAGAAAATCTGACGGCGGCAGAACGTGCGCTGCGCAACAAGAGCGCTGATGTGGTGCTGTTTATTGATGTGCTACTGGAAGAAGATGGCACGCAGGTCTTCAGCGAAGAGGATAAGCCGCAGGTCGAGCAGTTTTACGGCCCGGTGCATTCCCGTCTTCTCAAGCAGGCGCTCGACCTGACCACTTCGGCGGCCGAGGTGGAAAAGCTGTAAGCCAGCCCGGCACGTTCTTCCTGATGACGCTGGCGCTCCGTCTGGGGCGCACTCTGCATGAACTGAAGCAAACCCTGACGGCCAGGGAGTTGCGCATGTGGATCGAATTTGACCGAATCAATCCAATTAGCGATCGGCGCGGCGATATTCAGGCGGCGCAGATTTCCGCTGCCGTGCTTAACTCGCAGGGTGCCAAGGTCAGCATGGATGATGTGATCCTTCAGTGGAGCGCTGAGGAACAGGAAGAGGAAGGCGCCGGGCTGGAGGGGTTCTTTGCGGGACTTGCGGGTTAATAGACATTATTGGTGTGAGGCGCTTTATTTGTTTAACCTAGAGCTCCTGAGAACTTTTGCATAATTCACAATAGTTAACAGTGAAAACATAAACCCGCTTTGGCGGGTTTTTTATTGGGTGAAATATGGCTACTCTGCGCGAACTGATAATTAAAATTTCAGCTAACTCACAGTCATTCCAGACTGAAATAGCTCGTGCTTCGCGCATGGGGCAAGACTACTACCGCACTATGCAAAGCGGTAGCAGACAGGCTACAGCTGCAGCAAAAGAGAGCGAGAAAGCTTTATCTGATTTAACAGATGGATTTGCTTCGGCAGGAAGAGCCGCTGCTACCGCTACGGCAGCATTTGCTACTGGCAAGATTATCCAGATTGCCGACGAGTGGAATTCTGTAAACGCTCGTCTTAAGCAGGCATCATCCTCTGCTGATGATTTTGCTGCATCTCAGCGCCAGTTAATGGAAATCAGCCAAAGAACTGGCACGGCATTTTCCGACAACGCAAACCTTTTTTCACGCGCAGCTGCTTCAATGCGTGAATATGGGTATAGCTCTGACGAAGTTCTGAAAATTACCGAAGCTGTTTCTACCGGCCTCAAACTTTCGGGGGCTAATACTCAGGAAGCGAGTTCTGTTATCACCCAATTCAGCCAGGCTCTGGCGCAGGGCGTTCTTCGCGGTGAAGAATTTAACGCCGTTAACGAAGCAGGTGATCGTGTCATCCGTGCACTTGCCGCCGGAATGGGCGTGGCCCGCAAAGACCTGAAGAGCATGGCTGACCAGGGGCAACTTACTATTGATAAGGTTGTTCCTGCATTAATGAGCCAGTTGGGATCATTACAGGGTGAGTTTGCCAGCATGCCGCAAACAGTTTCCGGATCCCTGCAAAAAGTCACCAATTCGTTCATGGCATGGGTTGGAGGTGTCAACCAGGCTACTGGTGCTACCGATGCACTCTCTGGTGGCCTGGACGGAGTTGCCCGGACGCTTGATTCATTTACCTCATCGGCAGTAAGTGGCGCATTGAGTGATGTTGCCGACAATATGGCTACGATAACAACAGTTGCAGGTGCGCTTGTTGGTGTTGGCCTGGCGAAATATCTCAGCGGGGTGGTGACCAGCGCTACGAGCGCAACCGGCGCGCTAATTTCTGCGGCTAAGTCAGAGGTTGCTCTTGCAGTTGCACAGGATAAGGCTGCACAGTCTGCCGTTGCCGCCTCAAGGGTAGAAGTTTATCGAGCCCAGCAAGCTGTGCAAAGGTCGCGTAGCGCAGATGTTCAGGCCGCTCAGCAAGAGAAAATTGCTGCGGCAGAAGCAAAAGTCACTGCAGCCCAGGCCAGGCTGACGACCGCTTTAACCAGCGGTTCTGCCACAGAGAAAGTCAGAGCCAGAACAGCGCTTGAGCGTGCGCAGGCAGGGCTGGTGGCAGCTAAAAACGCCGATGCGCAGGCTATTGCTGAAAGACGCCTGGCTTCTGCCGAGGCCGCCAGAGACCGGAACCTTGCAAACCGTGTAACTACCCAAAGCAATCTCAATAGTGTCACATCTGTTGGTACTCGCCTGATGAGCGGCGCACTTGGTCTCATCGGCGGAGTTCCAGGCTTGGTAATGTTAGGTGCTGGTGCCTGGTATGCGATGTATCAAAACCAGGAGCAGGCTCGCCGTTCTGCTCAGGAATATGCCAGTACGATCGATGAAGTTAGTAAAAAGTCGAGGGCAATGACTCTGCCTGAAGCTTCAGATAATGCAGAGAAAACTCGTGCCGCTCTGAATGAACAGAACAGGCTGATTGATGAACAAAAAAGCAAGATTGAAAGCCTGAAAGAGAAGATAGCTGGTTATCAGTCAGTGATCAGTAACCCTGGTCCGACTACCAGCGGTGGTTTCATGATTAACCACCTGACATCTTTGGATACTGTGACTCGTGGGCTGGCTACGGCTACAGAGCAGTTATCTGTTGAGCAAGAAAGGCTTGCTCAGATGCAGGAAAAATCCGCTTCTATTCAGCAGGTTCTTGAGGGGCTTGAGCATCGACGGGTGGCACTCATCCGAGAAGAGGCGGCCAATCAAAACCGGGCTTATCAATCTCTCCTGCTGATGAATGGGCAGCATGACGAATTTAACCGTTTGCTGGGGCTGGGTAATCAACTTCTTATGGCCCGTCAGGGGCTGGCGAACGTTCCAGTAAGGCTTCCTCAGGCAGATCTCGATAAAAAGCAAACCGACGCTCTTGAAAAGAGTCGCCGGGATCTGGAGCTGTCACGACTGAAGGGTGAGGCTAAGGAGCGCTTACGGCTGAGTTATGCCGCAGACGATCTGGGGTTAACCAGTGACCCGCAATTCCAGACTGGCCGTCAGGAGTTGATTAATAACGGTCTGTCTGAATGGCGAAATAATGAGGCCAATAAACCTAAGGCGAAAGGGGTTAAAACCGAAGGCGAAAAAACAGAGGATGTGTATAAGCGCCTTATAAAGCAGCAAAAAGAGCAGATCGCGTTACAGGGTCAGAATACCGAACTGGCGAAGATTAGATATCAGGTTAGCCAGGGCGAACTTGCTTCACTGACCGAGGCTCAGAAAAAGACTGTATTACAAAACGCCGCACTAATTGACCAGGTCAAATTGCGTGAGCAATTACGAAATTACGAAGCAAACCTTGCAGACAATAACGCCAGCGCCCGCGCAGCCAATGATGCACAGCTTCTTGGTTACGGGCAGGGCAGCCGATTTCGCGAGAGGCTTAAGGAGCAATTCAACCTACGTAAGGAGTTTGAGCAAAAGAATAACGATCTTCTCCGCCAGCGACAGGCTGGCGAAATTGATGAGGCATTCTATCAACAAGGGCTGGCGCTTAATAAGCGCTACCTGGAAGAGCGACTTAGTGATCAGAATGGGTATTACGCCGCTTCTGATGCCCAGCGCGGGGACTGGATGACAGGCATGTCCGAAGGTTATGCAAACTGGGTAGATGAGGCGACAGATTATTCCTCTATGGCCGCTGACGGCATGAGGCAGGCAATGGGGGGCGCGGTCACCACGATCACCGATATGCTTAACGGCAATGTTGATAGCTGGAAAGACTGGGGCGTTAGCGTGCTGAAGATTATCCAGAACGTTCTGGTCAACATGGCTGTTGCTAATGCCGTCAGCTCAATCGGATCGCTGTTCAGTTTTGGTGCTTCGTCAGCCGCTACCGCTACTGGCGGTACCGCAATTCAGAACGCAGGTGCGAACTTCGCTTTCAACGCGAAAGGCGGAGTTTACGACTCTCCTTCGCTCAGCGCGTTCAGCAACAGCATTGTCGATACGCCGACTTTCTTCGCCTTTGCAAAAGGAGCTGGCGTCATGGGCGAGGCGGGGCCGGAGGCGATCATGCCGCTGACCCGCGCTGCTGATGGGTCGCTGGGCGTACGTGCTGTGAGAAATGGCGGCGTAACACCTGGCGGCGGCGGTGCGCCGCAGGTCAATATCCATATCGATGGCAACGGCAATACCCAGACCCAGGCGAGTGGGGGTTATGAGCAGTTCGGGCGTGAAGTGGGCAACTTTGTCGATCGACGTTACCGCGAGCTGATTGGGCGTGATATGTCCCCGGGTGGCGCGCTCTGGAATCTGGCAAAAGGAGGTCGCTGATGGCTCTTGAAACGTTCAGCTGGTGTCCACGAATCAATGCGGAACAGGAGGTAAATTTTCGCCGTCGTACCGCGCAATTTGGTGATGGGTACCAGCAGGTGTCCGGGGACGGGATTAATCCCCGGTCGCAAAAGTGGAATCTTCAGTTCACCGGTACCGAAGCGTACATCGCGGCGATTAAAGCTTTTCTCGATCGCCATCAGGGTGTGAAAGCATTTCAGTGGCACCCGCCACTTGAGTCAATGGGGTTATATCGTTGCGACACCTACACTCCGACTTCGCTGGGCGCCGGACTCTTCAACCTTTCCGCAACTTTTGAGCAGGCTTATAAACCATGAGCTTAAACAGTGATTACCAGAAACTTGAGCCAGGCAATGAGGTCCGGCTTTTTTCTGTAGATGGCACGGCGTTCGGTACCGGAGAAGTGCTGCGTTTCCACAGCTACAACGTTCCGCATACTGAAGCAGAGATTGTGACGGCTGGTGGCGATGAATCGAAACTACCTGCCAAAAGCATCTGGTGGCAGGGGCAGGAATATAAAGCGTGGCCCTGTCAGATTGAGGGGATCGAGGCTTCCACCAGTGGGAGCAGCGCTCAACCGAAATTATCGGTAGCTAACCTCGACGGTTCAATCACGGCACTGTGTCTGGCCTATGACGATATGCTGCAGGCGAAGGGGACTATCCATGACACGCTGGGTAAATATCTTGACGCGAAAAACTTCACTGGCGGCAATACGACGGCCGATCAGACACAGGAAAAGCTGAAGGTTTTTTATATCGACGCAAAGAGCAGTGAAACGAATGAGGTTGTAGAGTTCACGCTTTCTAGCCCGATGGATCTACAGGGGCTGATGATACCGACGCGCCAGCTCCATTCTCTTTGCACCTGGTGCATTCGTAATAAATACCGTACTGGTGATGGTTGCGATTACGCCGGGTCCCGCTATTTCGATAAAAACAATAATCCGGTGAGCGATCCCTCGCTGGATGAATGCAACGGCACTCTCTCAGCCTGCAAACTCCGATTCGGAGAAAATAACGAACTCTCGTTTGGTGGTTTTCCGGGCACATCTTTGATCAGGAGCTGATATGCGCCAGAAAACCATTGATGCCATCATGGCGCATGCTGCAGCTGAATATCCTCGCGAGTGCTGCGGTGTGGTGGCACAGAAGAGCCGGGTGGAGCGATATTTCCCCTGCCGTAATCTCGCTACCGAGCCGACTGAACACTTTCACCTGTCGCCGGAAGATTACGCAGCCGCCGAAGAATGGGGACCGGTGACCGCCATCGCTCACAGCCACCCCGATGCAACCACCCAGCCTAGCGAAATGGATAAGGCATGA